ACACGGTCCATCCGATCCTGCTCTGCCTGTGCGTTCTCTGCCGCCGCCTTGGCAGTGCGTCCCTCGACGCCTGGACGCTCTTGCCGTCTCTGCTCCGCCCGCGCGGCGTTCGCGTCCTTGATCTTCTGCACTCGCTCCTTCGTATCCTTGGCTCCAGTGATAAAGCCCTTCACCCTCGTCCATGCGATCTGGATGCCAGCCACAAGGTTGTCAAACGTCGCCATCACGCCGTTGGCGATGTTGTCAAAGAAGCCCATGATGAATGCACCCATCGTGTTGAGCAGTGCAGCCGAGTCGGTGTAGATCTTGTCCCACGCGATGTAGATGCCTGAGCCGATGTCGGTGAAAACGTCTTGAAACGCTGCCACCCACGGATCAACGTAGGACATCAACGCTTCAGTGCCACGCAGCCAGCCAGCGACAAGCCCGGCCCAGAGCACGTCCATCGCACCGGACAAGTCACCAGCAGCAACGGCTTCGTAGACGCCGTTGAAGGTGGTCGTGGCAGTCGTGGCGAGGTCGCCCAGGACGACGATGCCGTCAGAGACGGCAGTTGAGAATCCGCCAGCGATGGCACCGCCAGCCTCGGTCACGTAGCCAGCCAGCCCAGAGAACGCGCCGGCGATCTGCGGCCCGAACTGCTTGACGGCGACGCCGACGCCAACGGCAGCAGCAGACAAGAGCAGAAGCGGTGCCAGAGGCGCGAGCCACGCAGCTGCTACCGCAGCGGCAGACGCCACAGAGCCAGCGACAGCCATCGCAGTCGCAGCCAAATATGTGCCGATGCCCGCCACCGCAGAGCCGACGAATGCCGCCACGCCACGAGCAGCCGAGCCAAGCCACGCTGCCGACATCGCAGCGGTTGACGCAATCGTCTTGCCGACAGCACCCGTGAGGTTGGCGGCGTACTGTGCCATCCGCGCTGACGCACCCGTTGCCCACCACACGAAAGACTTGTAGGTGAGCGTCAGCCCGCCGACGATGTCGCCGACGAAGCGAGCCATGCCGGAACCAGACACGGCAAACATTGCACCACGCAGAGCACTCGACGCCATCACGACGCCGTTGAGTCCTCGAATCGTTGCAGAAAAGAATCCAGCGCCAGCAGCGATTCCGCGATTGAATCCCGTGAAGAACACCGGGAACATTGCCGCAGCAGCAGCCGAGGCGGCACCGCTCATCCGCGCAAAGCCTGCGGCACTGGATGCGGCGAAGCCTGCCAACGCCGTAGCGGATGACGCTGCAAAGCCAGCCATCGCACTGCCAGCCGTGGCGGCAAACGATGCAACAGACGCAGACGCCGCCAGCATTGACGAGCCGATTGTGCTTGCCAGCTTGATCGTCGCAGGCATCGCCAGCGCGAAGCTCTTGCCCACGCCAGTGACAGTACCCATGAGCATCGTCAGAGGCGACAAGGCGAACGCTGCCGCCTTGCCGATCCCAGCGAACCCGAACGAAGTCACCTGTAGCGAAATGCCAAGCCCGACCATCGCACCGCCGACCGCGACCGCAGCCACAGCGAACTGTGCAAACGCCGCAACGGCTTCCTTGTTGTCAGTCGCCAGCTTCGTCAGCCCGTCAATGAAGCCAGTGATGAACGGCAACGCACCCGCGAGAGCCGGTGCCACGGCATCCGTAATGGCAATCGCCATGCGCTGCATTGCCGCCAGCACGATGCCGAACGAGCCAACCAGGCCCGACATCACCAGCTTGTACTTCTCGCCCACTGGCAGAGCGGATGCCATCGCGTCTCGCATGCCGTTAAATCCATCCACGCCTTCAGACGCGAGGATCGACGCGGCACGAATGGCATCAGCACCGAAGATGCGGCGGAAGATGTCATCCTTCGCCGTCTGGTCAAGCCCGCCCATTGCCTGCGTGAGCGTGCCGATGATCTCCACCATCGGCTTCATCTGCCCGTCAGCACCACGGAACGAGGCGACAGAAAGCCCGAGTTGGTCAAGAGCACCCACGGCATCGTCAGCCGGTGCCATCAGCCGCATCAGCATCGTCTTGACGCTGGTGCCAGCGTCGCTGCCCTTCACGCCAGCATTGGCGAGGATCGCCAGCGTGGCCGACAAGTCCTCAATGCTCTGCCCCGCTAGGCCGGCGACGGCAGACGACATTGAGAACGCTTCCGACATCTGAGCGATGGACGTACTCGACGCATCCGCCGCCGAAGACAACGCATTGGCGGCGACGTCGGATGACACCTTGAACACGTTCATGGCGTCCGACATCACCACAGCCGCCTGGGCAACGTCCATCTCGCCAACCTTGGCGAACTCCAACGCCGTCTTGCCGGCACCGCCAAGGACAGCATCAAGCGACATGCCAGCCTTCAGCAGTTCAAGCATGCCTTGAGCAGCCTCGGTCGGCCCGACGCCGAGAGCCTGCGACATCGCCATAGACGATGCTTTGATCTGGTCAATCTGCGCCGATGTCGCACCCGTGCTCGCCCGAATGTTGAGCAGCGTTGACTCAAACGCCGCACCCTGCTGCACGGCAGCGGCAATCGGTGCCGCCATACCAATGCCAGCAGCCGCGAGCCGTCCGCCACCCGAGGCGAGCGAGCGGCCCATATTGCCGAGCGACTTATTGACCTTGGTCAGTGCCGAGAAGAACTTCCTCGGATCGGCACCGATCTCGACAAATACGCCACCGGCTCTGACTGCTCCAGCACTCATACGTGTTTCTGCCAGTCTTTGCCAAAGAGGCGTTTCAGGTCATCAGGCGTCGCCTGTCTCGGCTTCGGTTTCTTTGCGTACGGATTCAGCTTGCGAGGGTCTGCCTTCGGCGAGTTCTTGTCCCGGTTGATGTTTGCCTGCTGTGCCAGCAGGTTTGCCGTGTGCCACCAATCGTGCTCTAGGCGGCTGTCGCGAGCGGCGAAGAGTTGTCTGACGGTCCACTCGCCTGGATAGACTCCGAGGATTCCTGCGGCTTCCCAGATGGCGTCCCAGACGCTCCTGCCAGACTCTCGACCGTCGCCTTCTCCAGACCCGCCTCCGCTCTGCCGAGCATCTCGTTTGCCACTTCGTCCATCTTGGACGCGAGAAGACCGATCATCTTGCGGAGGCGCTGCGGGAAAAAATCGACAAGTTCCTGCTCTAGCGCTTTCGTCGCAGCGTCCAGAGAATCGCCACGCAGACCGTCAAGGAAGTCTTCTCGTGACAGCCCCTTCGTCTCGACTTGCTTGGTCAGCAGTGCGTAGAGGATCTCGCCAATCTTGGCGTACTGGCTACGCAGCACTTGGAACGTCTGCGAGATGTTCGCAGCGTCCACCATGTCGAATGGCACAGCCTTACGCTCGCCGGTCTCCTCGTCCACGACGTCAACGGTGACGTTGTCGCGGACACGCAGGGCAGAGGCGACGGTCAACGCCACCTGCCACGGTCTGCCCTGGTCGTCCCTGAACTCACGCATGCCTACTCCCTCACTAGCCTAGGGTCGGTCATCTTGCCCTCAAGCGTGAAAGTCGCCACGCCATCTACCGGGTCGCTCTCGCTGATGCCGGTCATCACTGCGAGAAATGAAAACCCGGCGGCACCACCAAACACTGTGAACGTCCCGCCCGTGTGCATCTTCTGAAACGCCGTGCCGAGTCCAGCAGCGTCGTTTAGTTCAACGCTCACAGTGCAGTCGTATCCGGTGCTGTAGGTTGCCGCGTAGCGACTGCCGTACGGGTTGACGTCAATCGTGCGAGCCGACTCTGTCAACATGACGTTGCGGGCGCTGGCGATGTAGCCGCCATCGAGAACGATGGAACAGTCTTTCCCCAGCGTGATAGCCACTAGAACTCCTTGGCTGTCACGTTGTAGGTGACTGCTCCGTCAACGCCGATGTTCTCGGACACGCTCATGATTGAGAACGAGCCAGCGGTGCCGGCTGCGGTCAACGAGGTGATGAGCCCATCAGGATCGTGGCACTCAATCTCCCACGTCTTCGTCACGAAGCCCGCACGACTCACCCTGCGGCCAGGAACACCGGCAGAGCCGCCAACGTTGGACCGATTCGAGACATCAATCGTCTCGCACTCTTCCGTGAAGCTCGCCGAGATGATGCCTTCGCCAAACGGAGGAGCGGACGCTGCGTCTTTTCCGAGAGAAATAGCCATGTGAGAATTTCCTTGTGTGAGTGGTTAGGCGCTGACCGTGCGAGAGCCCGACACAGTGAAGGTGATAATTCCGTCGAGCGGCTGGCTCTGACCAATGTTGGTGCAGATGTACGTCGCGTTTCCTGTCTGCGTGCCGCTGATGGTGAACGTCCCGCCGATGCTGACGCCTGGAGCGTCCACGCATTCAAGCTCAATCGTCTGCTCGATGAGAGCCTTGCGGAACTTGCGGGAAGTGTCGCCGAACTTCGTGACGTCAACGTCTGACGCCGAGTTGGTGACGGTGCATGACCGAGCGTTCGCGACGCCCGTGATAGTCACGTCTTTGCCGAGCGTGATCTCAACTGAGCCAATTGGCATTTGGTGCCCTCTCGTGTGCGAGTGCCAGCGGTGCGGCTGGTTCGCTCACGGTATGGGCAGCAGGGCGGAATCTAGACCGGGTATGCCGTGGCTAGTTTCTCGCCAGCATGTTTCGCCACTTCTCGTTAGCCTTCGCCACGGCGGCGTCAACTCGCTTTGAGCCAGCCATAAACGGGCGGGCTGGGTAGCGAGCCATGCGGGTGATGCTCGTCTTCTCCCAGTTGCGGCTGTAGCGGAAGCCGCCCTTGTCGATGACCCACTGAAGGGCACCGTATTCGTACTGGTTCCTCTGCGGCAGTGCGTTCGTAAACCGCCCCTTCTCGTCTCGCCCTTGGCGACCATTGCCACGCTTCCGCAGGTACGCATTGCGTGCAGCCCCGACGCCGATACGCCACGCCGTCTGCTTCACCGTGCCGCCCATCTGGTGCAGCTGTGCCAGCCACGGCTTCGTCTTGTACGTGCCGATCACAGCCGTTCCACGGGCGGCATCGTAGACATCAATGATGTCATAGTAGAACCACTTCTTAGGTGCCCACGACTTAATCGGCTGGCCTGCGGCCCGAGGCGTGCCAGACCCGTACGCCGTGATGTCGAGGTACAGACCACCGACGAACTCCACTGGCTTGCCGCGACCCGCCCGTCGCTTCGCTGCGCCGCTGATCTTGCCCATTCCTCGACCGATCCCAGCCTTGGCAGCGTTCTTGATGTTGAGCCCAAGGTTTGACAACACCTTGGCATTCATCTTGCCGATCATCCGAGCGACCTTCGGCTTGTCGAAGAAGTTGCCTCGGAGCGACGCCCGCAGCTTGAGCCGACCGAGCGTGTCGGCAGACATCTCGCGGCGATTGCCGCCGATCATGCCGGGACGGATAAACGCCCGGCTCATGCCAGAAAGCATCGACGGCATAGCAGCCTCCTAGACAGTCGGCAGCACGTTCGTCTCGAACACTCGGTACGTCGCCGTGATCACAGCCCGCCAGACGTTCCGCTCAGTCAGTGCGTCGTCGGGATTCAGGTCAATGCTGACCGTCTGCGGGCTCGTGACGCCAGCCGGCCACGTGACGCCAGCGCCAAACGAATGAGCACGCACCTGGAGCATGACGCTGTCTGCTAGGTCGAGCATGCCATCAACCTCTGCATCAGTGCTCACATGCCGCCCGACGAACACAGACACCGTGTAGTCCACCTGCATCACCTGCCGGCTGATGCGAGTGACGTCAGCATTGCCGGGAACGACGAACACGCGAGGCGATGCCATTGCATCGACGTCCACGTTCGCCCAGTTCTTACGCTCCACGACCGTGGACGTGATGCCCCACGTCACGGACTGCAAGCCAGTGGCGAGGCTGTCGGCGAGTGCTCGAAGTGTGCTGCTCATGTATCACCCAAAAGCGTTGACAATCGCCCGACCAATCGCCCACCGAATCGCGGCCTGCCCAGCCCGTGCCGCGATCACGCCAGCGGCGAGCGCGGCGGTGACGAGAGCGGCGAGGTAGATGGCGTCACGCATCAGACGTTCCTGCCAAGTGCCGTCTGGAACGCCTGCACGGCGGCATTGACGGCAGTCACTTCCGAGCCAGACAGAGATTCCGACAGAAACACAAATGACTGCTCGCGGTTTGAGTGCAAGCTCGGTCCGTCGGAGTGGTTCTGTGCGCCGATGTAGAGCGCGCGATTTGGCAGGTCGGTGGTGATGTCCGACGATGTCCCGGACGCAACCGAATTGCCGTTCCGGTAGACCGTCATCAGCGAAGTGCTTGTCCGCGAGACGACATGGAACCCAATGACACTACCGACGGTCGACGTGGCAACTGTTACGCGATTCCGCCAGTCGTAGTACGAATTGCCGTCGGTTGATCCGATATGCTGGAGAAATCGGTTGCTTGTTGGGTCCGAGAAAAACTGTGCGCCCATGTCCACTCGATACCCAGTCGAAGATGCTGGGTTGGTGCGCAGATACAGGCCGTATGCGCCTGTGTAGTCGCTAAAAAACGTGGATGGCACGGCGAACGTATTGGCGTACGCTGTGCTGCCATCTGGAGTGACCCCCGTTGCGGAGTGCGTCCAGTTGCCTGAAAACGCCAGCCGATAGGCGGCGTCCAAGTCTCGCGGGTCTTTGAGGTTCCATTTGTGAGTCGATGCCGTGCCGCCGATGAACGGGTAAATCGCGCGCATTTTTGACCAGACGCCCGCGCTCTTCAGCGATCCGACGAGCGTCCCTATAGCCGATGACTGTGTTGCGTCCGTGATGCCCGCCGCTGTCAGGAACGCAGTGGCGTCAGAGTCCCACGTACTCAACGCCGCCCGCAGCCACGTATTCGCCGCCGTGCAAACGTAGAAATAGCCAGACGAGTCGTAGCTGATCTGCCCAGCCGTCCCCGTCGCCGTCGCGGAGGCTGGCACGCTTGACCATGAGAGGCCAGAGCCGCCGCCGCCCGAGCCGGTGATAGTGACGGGGAGGGTCTGGGGCGATGCCTGAAAGATCGTCGTCGGCAGAGCGGCAGTCGGCGGCGTGAAGTTCGCGGTAAAGCGGGCCGCTTTCGTTACGCGGAGTTCTGCGATGCGGCCGTTCCAGTAGTTGTTGTCCAAGTCAGTGTAGAACCGCCCAACGACAACGGAGCTATTTGTGTGCGAACCGGAAAACGAAACACTGCCAACGGAAGATCCGTTGACGTAATATTTCACAGTATTGCCACTGCGAGTCGCGGCCACATGGACCCACTGCGCCGTAGGAAAAGCAGTTGAGCCAACGACACTAAATCCATTGAGGTGTTCCAAGTAGGGCATGCCTGTATTGGTAATTCCTGCACTCACCCCGCCGGACATATTGCCGTCGCTGAAGAGTGTTGAAAACCAACTGCCATACGATCCAAGATTATTGAGCCACACCCACGCCTCTAGTGTGTAGTCGGATGTTCCCCAAGCAAAATCGCTGCTTGAAAGCGACAGGTAGTCGCCCGTTCCATCCAGCGCGATAGAGTTGGTGCCGTATTTACCAGCCGCCGTCGCAGCCGCATTGCCGTGGGCTGTAAGCGTGCGACCGTACTTTGACGCGTCTGTGAAGTTGCCGTCGCCGCGAAGCAGCAGCAGCACGCTGTCCCAGTACGGATCGCTCGCCGGTATCGTCACGCTGCCAGAGAGCGAGCCACCAGAGCCGCCGCCACCACCACTCCCGCCGAGCGTCACGCTGACGATGTTGCCGCTGGCATCCTTTGTGAACGCTTTGCCGTCCACCCAGTTGATCGCCAGCTCGTGCGTGTCAAGGTCGCTCGTGAGCGGCACGGAGTTGGCGGTGTACGATCTGCGTGGCTTGATGCGATTGGGCATGGCTTACCCCGTGATGGTGAGCGTGGCGGATTGGCTGGTGACGCTGGCGGCGTTGGCGGCGCTGACGACGGCTCTGTATTGGTCGCCGTTGTCGGCCGCGCCGAGGGTCGTCAAGGCGAGCGACGATGACGCGGCTCCGCTGATGTTGGAGAACGTGCCGATGCCGGGCGCTGCGCTGGCGGCTTTGCTGGAATTGGACAGCGCGACGAACGTGCCGCCGCCAAATCCAACCGCCCTCCATCCCGCTGTGCTCGGCAGCGTGCGCTGAGTCCACGACAGCCCGTCCGTGCTGGTGAGCGTCGTGGACGGCGAGCCGCTGGAAACCGCAACGAACGCGCCGTCGCCGTAGGTGACTGCTCGCCAGTCGGCGGTCACGGGCAACGTGCGCTTGGTCCACGTAGTGCCGTTGGTGCTTGTGTAGTAGGCGCTGCTGCCTGCGCCATTTCCGCGATCCACGACCACCCACAGACCTCCACCGTACACAATCCCGGCGCGAGTGTTTTCAGCGGGCAAATACCCGCCCGCCGGCCACGTCACGCCGTCAGTGCTTGTGACGTAACCGTATCCGCCGCCGGGCGAGTCGTTCACAACGACGAACTGTGCGCCTCCAAACGCAATTTTGTGGCCGTATGTGCCGGTCACTGCCCCCCGCCGCTGCGTCCACGCGAATCCAGTGTCAGAGGTCGCAATCGTGCCGTCAGCCCGCACTGCGACGAATAGCGAATTGCCGAACGCGACGGCCCACGCGCCAGGATTTCCCGTGCTAGGCAGGGAGCCGCCTCCCGTCCATGTAGCACCGTCGCCGCTGGATGCCGTCGAGCCAGTGTTGCTGACTGCCAGAAACTGCCCGCCACCGTAGGCGATGTCGCCCCACGTCGTGCTATTCGGCAGCGTGCGCTGTGTCCACGTCAGCCCGTCCGTGCTACTGGCTGCGACGTTGCTGTTGATCGCGACAGCCGCAAACACACCACCGCCGTAAGCGACAGCACTCCACGCCTGCGACGACGGCAATGTCCGCTGCACCCACGCCGCAGAGCGAGCAGGCACAAATTCGGCCTTCTGCCACTGATACGCTGGCGTGCCCGCCGGTGCCGAGCTTGCCGCCACCGAGAACGTGGCAGCCCCGCCCGATGCCGTCTGGCTCGACGGCTGGCTTGTGATCGTGATCGTGTTATTCGCTTCGACCGTGAGCGTAGCCGCGCTGCTCGTCACGCTGGCTGCGTTGGTCGCAGACACCACCACGCGGAACTGAGCCCCACCATCCGCCTCGACCGTGAGGCCCGACAAGGCCAGCGAGGCGGACGTGGCTCCGCTGACGTTTGCCCACGCTGAACCGTCCGCCGAACGCTGCCACTGGTAGCTCGCGGTGCCGCTGGGAGCAACCGATGCCGATGCCGTGAACGTCGCCGCCCCACTGGCGGCGGTCTGATTCGACGGCTGCGAGGTGATCGTGATGACGTTCGCTGGCACTGTCAGCAGCGCCGAGGTGCTTGTCACGCTGGCAGCGTTCGTCGCACTCACGACCACCCGGTAGAGGTCGGCATCGTCCACCGTGTTGAGCAAACCCGTCAGCGAGAGCGAGGCCGACGTGGCTCCATCGACATCCACATAGCTGCCGTAGCCGCCGTCCTGTTTTTGCCACTGATATGAAATCGTGCCGCCGGGAGACGAGGTCGCAGAAACCGAGAACGTCGCAGCGCCACCGCTCGCAGTCTGCGCGGTCGGCTGCGTGCCGATCGTGATCGTGTTCGCCGGGACGTAGCCCTCGTAGAAACCGCCGTCCGCATCGTCCGTAGCCGTCGCGGCAATAGTGAGCGTCGAGCCGCTGGTGGACAGTGTCACGCCGCTGCCAGCCGCCAGCGTGACGCCACCCGTGAGGCTGTTGAGCGCTGTAACGTAGTTGTGTGCGTGGCTGGTCGCGCTCTTGGAGTCGAGCGCGGTCTGCAAGCCTGTCACGTCGCCAACCGCGTGTTGATGGGCCGACGGAGCAAACGTGCTTGGCACGTTGGTCAGGTTCGCATAGCTGATGACGGGCACGGCGTGAACGTGATCGCTCCTGCTGGCGAGCGAACTGGTGCCCGCCGACGCTGTGCCAAGAGCCGATGGCGTGGCGTCGGAGAGCGAGACGCTAGAGCCGCCGCCCGCGCCGTCCGCGCCTCGCGGGATGCCAAAGTCGAGCGTGACGTTCGCCCCGCCGTTGCTTGGCGTTGCCGTCACGGTAGCAGAGCCACCAGCAGCCACCGTCGAGACGTTGCCGATGGTGAAGCTCGGCGTAGTCCCGTTGGTGCCGCGAGGGATCGCAAACGACAGCGTCAGGTTGCCGTCGCTCGTTGTGCCGGTGACGCTGGCGTTGCTGCCAGCCGCCAGCGTGGTCGTGCTGCCGACGCTCACGGACGTAGACGGGCCAGCCGGTATGCCGAAATCAAGCACGGCTGCGTAGCTTGTGCCGTTGGTGTTCGTCACTGTGGCGTTGCTTCCAGCCGCCAGCGTCGTGACCTTGCCAACCTGGACGGTCCCAGACACGACCGTGGCGTTGCCCGGCGAGATCGTGCCGAGCGACACATTGACCGCACCGCCATTACCGACAGTCGCATTGACCGTCGAGCCGTTGGAGACGGCGACGTTAGCCGCCCCGGCGTTCGTGACGTTGACGGTGATGTTGCTCATGGTGCCTTTGCGATGAGGTCGCCAGAGACAACCGTGCGAGTCACGCCGGCAGGAGTCACCCACCGCACAAAATGCCGGTACTTGATCGCAGGCGACAGCGTCACCGTCTGGGCTTCACTCACGCCCCACGACAGAGTGCCAGCCGCAGCGTTCACGACCGTGATCGTCGGCGTGATCGCCGTGGCACCGACAGCGTTGATCGTTCCGCCACCACCACCGAAGAAGCCGTTAGTGGAGACGACGTAGACGCCTGCCGTAAACGTGTAGCCCGTCACGTCAACGTCTAGGTCAAGCGTGAAGTTGACTTCGTCAGCGACCACGAACTCAACCGTTAGGTCGCCAGGAAGCTGAGAAAACGTCGGCATGCGTCACGTCCTTCGTTGCGGCATTGTTGCCGGATGTTCTTGTTTTCAGACCGGCTCGGTCAGTACGTGCCGCCGTCAAGCGTCACGTTGTCAATTGAGCCGCCAGTGATCGCCACATTGCCTGCCGACTGCGTTGCCATGCTGCCAAGCCCAAGGTTCGTACGAGCCGCAGACACATCGGCCACGTCCGACAGATTGCTCGCCTTTGCGAGCTTGCCGGAAATGGACGTTGTCACTGTCGTAGAAAACGCAGCATCCGACCCGAGAGCGTCGGCCAGCTCCTTGAGCGTGTCGAGAGCCGCCGGGGCGGCATTGATCACGTTGGAGATCGCCGTGCTTACGCTGCTCTGGGTTGCATATGTGCTGGCCGCCGTTGCTTGTGAAAGGTAGGTCGATGCAGCGGCAGACGTGGTCAGGTAGTTCGACAGGTTGGCATTGCTAATCGCAGAGTCCACGTAGCTTTTGGACGCATACACTGACGGCCCACCGATTGCGATGACGCTGGTGGCAGACCCACCAGCACCGCCCGTGCCAACGCCAATGAACAGCGTGCCGCCGCCGGCCACGCCTTCGCTATAGGAAAGCTCTGCGTTTTGCAGCGTCGTCGGTGCCGCCGATCCTGTGGACCGCTTGATGCGAATGGTGTTCGCCATGTCAGTAGTTGCCCCCGTCTAAGAGTTGTGGTTCGTTAATTGCGGTGACTTCAGTCCATGTGGTCAGGTTTGCGTTGAGCCGCCACGCCTTCTGTGTGTCGATCACCCAGACCAGCATGCCCGCCTCTCGCCTCAGAGCCGGGATTGCGTCTCTCTCGGCTACGTCTGCCACGCTGCGGTAGCCGCCCTTGCCGTACAGAGCCTCGTGCGATGCGTGCGTATCTGTCGTGTCGAATGGCACGACCGGCGCGAGTACGTTGGTGCCCTTGATGCTTGACATACGTCATGTCACCACGAGATTGACGGTGCCAGTGATCGGATACGTTGTGCGGTGAATGCCGTAGCTTGCCGCAGCCTGCCCAGCAAACGTGATCGTCCGTGTCGTCGTCTCCCAGGCAGACGACGTCAAGCCGCTGACGGCAAACGTCGGTACGCCGAAACTCGTCGGCAAGACGACGTAGATATACGCAGTGTGTGCGGTGATCGTCCTCGACTGTGCCCGAGAGCCTCCCAGGTCATTAGCGAGGCTGGCGACGATCTGAGCGTCAGTGATGGTCGTCGCAGCAAACGAACCCCAGAAGCGACGCCTGAGCGTCGGAGCGACCTGTGCCGCCTCGGCAGTGGCAATCGTGTGAACACGCACCGTCTGCCGGAATGCGTCGCCGTAATGAAACACCGGGACGCCACGCGGGCTCGTCACCTCATACGTGATGTCAACGCCGTTGATCGTGTCAACGATCTTGTCATGCCGCAGCGGCTCGCCAAACGGAAGAGTGCCCGCCTTGATGACGAAGTCACGCGACTCCCACTGCTCTATCACGCCGGAAGTGCCCTGCGACTCAAAGCGGCTTGTGCCAATCGTGGCACTGACTGTGCCGTAGTCAGCCCCGCGAGAGTAGCGGACAGACCGCGACGCGCTCGCCGACAACTGACCGGCGAGCCACGCTGCACCGCTGGCGAGTAGATCGGACATAGGCACCTCTAACCACAAGACCGCCGGCGGCGCGGAAAGGATGAAACGCTGCCGCCGGCGGCTTGCAGTGGGACGGGAATCAACCGACGTTGAGGATGACCATCACCGACGCATCGCCCGACGCAGCCGCAGCAGCGGCCTTGCCAGCCCGCTTGTGCGTGCTGGCAGTGGTGGTGACGACGCTGTTGGTGGCGTCCCAGTAAAGGAGCGCACCCTGCGAGACAGCGCCCGAAGCCTTGGCGATGCTCCACACGCCATCAACCGACACCGCACCCAGCGCGTTGGCGGCGATTGCACGAGGGGCCACGGTCACGAGATCAGCGAGAAGGACGACATCGCCAGCGGCAACAGCAGCCGAAGGCGTGTAGTCGATCAGACAGCCAGCCTGAGAATAAGAAGCCATTAGGATCACCTACTTTCTGGGAAATGGGTTTGTTTGGAATCATGCCGCCGGGCGGGCTTAGGCTCCCGCCCGGCGGTCAC